GTCACCCCGTTGCCAACCCCACATCCGCACGCTCAGAACGGGGACTTGATCGCCGCGCGGCTGATCACCGGCGCGCACCGACGGGAGGCTCACCGATGGCCGGTAGACCGCCTAAGCCCGTCGAACAGAAGGCACTGACCGGACGTTCTCCGGGCCGGGACTCGGGTGGTCGCCTGTTGCCGGAGACAGTGGTCGAGCTGCCGTCTGCGAGCGGTGTGCCGGAGCCGCCGCCGGACTTGGTCACGTCGACGAGGGCACACCTGTGCTCGTTCCGAACGGTACCCGCCGATAGCGATGATGGCGAGGGCTTGACCGGTCCGGACGCGGCGCGGTGGCGCCCTCCTCCGCCGGAGCGGTGCGCGATTTGCGAGGCGGACATCGCGGTTGCGGTGTGGCGGGAGATGTGGACCCAGGGTGCCGGGTGGCTGTCGGTGCAGCGCGACCGCCGGATTTTGGAGCGGCTGTGCAAGGGCTACGTCGAGGAGGCCCACCTGCGGTCCGCGCTCGACGAGGACGGCCCGTTCGTCAAGGGCCAGCGGGGCGGTCTGGTGGCGCACCCGGCGGTGTCGATGTTGCGGGTGCTGGAGCAGCAGTTGACGAAGTGGGAGGGGCTCTGTGGTTTCAACCCCTCCGACGGCGGCCGGCTCGGCGTCAAGGTCGCCAAGCAGAAGGGGACCTCAACGCTCGAGGACCTCATCCGTAAGCGGGCGGAGTCCCGACAGCGTCGTCCTGCCCAGCGTGCTACCCGAGCGGCGAGGACTCAGGGCAGCGCTTGACATCGGGGACGGCATCCGTCTCCCGAAGGGGTCTCCGTCACGGTTCCCGAAGCAATTGCCGCGGGGGCCGGAGTTGTGGGTGCCGGAGCAGACGTTGTGGACCGAGGACAACACCGACGGGCTGTTCACCTGCGACCTGATCCAGGCGTATCTGCGGTTGACAAAGGGCCCGCAGGCAGGACAGTTGGTGACCCTGCGGATGTGGCAGGGCGACCTGGTCTGCGACATGCTCCGCTTGGACGCCGACGGCGAGCGGGCGTACTGGACCTACCTGGTTCTGCTGAGCCGGAAGAACTCGAAGTCGCTGATGGGCGGCGGCCTCGCGATCGACGGCTTGCTCGACGAACCCGGCGCCGAGGTCTACTCCTGCGCCGCCGACAAGGACCAAGCCAAAATCATCTTCGCCGAGGTCCGTAAGGCGGTCGAAGCGAGCCCGGATCTGGACGCGAAGCAGGGCGGCCTGTTCAAGGTCTACCGGGATGTCATCGAGTACCCGGCGACGAGCAGTATCTACAAGGCGCTGTCGGCGGAGGCGTTCACCAAGGAAGGATTGAACCCGTCACGGGTTCTGTTCGACGAGCTGCACGCCCAGCCGAACTGGGAACTGTGGAACGTCATGAACCAGGGCTCGGACACCCGGTCCAATCCGCTGATCGTGGGGATCTCCACGTTCGGGGTGATGACTGACTCGACCGGTGCGACGTCGGTGTGCAAGGCCCAGCATGAGTACGTCGAGAAGCTCATCTCGGGGGAGATCCAAGATCCGCATTTCGGCGCGCGGGTGTACGCGACGAACCCTCGTCGGAGGGGTTTCGACTACCGCGATCCGCGCGGTTGGGGGGACGCCAATCCCGCCCTCGGAGACTTCCTGTTCCTGGACAAGATGCAGGCGGCCTGCCGGAAAATGCCGGAGGCGGACTTCAAGACGAAGCGCCTGAACATCTGGGTGCAGTCGGCAACCCCGTGGCTACCTGACGGTGCGTGGGAGAACTGCAAGGACAAGTCCCGCACGATCGTCGACCACTCGCGGGTGGTGTTGTCGTTCGACGGTTCACGGACCGGGGACTGCACCGGGATCACGGTCACGTCGATTGAGGATCGCCCGCAGATCAACGTAGTGGACCTGTGGGAGAAGCCGTTCGGCGAACTCGGATGGAGGGTGCCTCGGGCCGAGGTAAAGGACGCTCTGCGCGAAGCTTGCCGGCGGTGGGAAGTCGTCGAGATCGCATGGGACGAGTACCTGTGGCTTGACGCCGCCGAGGAGCTCGAGGAAGAGGGGCTCCCGATCGTGGTATTCCCGCAGACGATCCAGCGCATGGGACCCGCCACGCAGCGGTTCTACGAGTTGGTCGTGGATCGGGGGATCTCACACGACGGTGACCCGCGGCTGGCCCGGCACATCGCGAATGCAGTGTTGAAGCGAGACGCCCGTGGCGCGCGAATCACAAAGCCCAAGCCGGACAGCCCACTGAAGATCGACCTGGGGGTGTGCGCCGTGATGGGCGTGGATCGTGCGGCTTTCAATCTCCGGCTAGCACCACCGGCCCAGTTCTTTGGCGCCTGGCGATAGGGAGTAGGTAGACGTGGTCACCCTGAGAGTCAGCATCCGGAAGCCGTCGAGCATGCTGCTAGCCAACCTGCTCGGCGTCGTGGCGCTACTGGGGTTGGCAACCGCCATCGGTGGGCTCACGCACAACGCGTGGTGGTCGGTGCTGGTCGGCTCGGTCGAGGGCCTGGTGCTGGCCGTTGCGTGGACGCTGCGGATTGACGTCGAGGAAGAGGTCGAGCGGACCGCAGGTACGGCTCTGACGAGGGCCGCGTAGGTCGATGCGCTCGTGGTTGGTGCCGCGACGGCGCAGCGACGTCAGCCGGACACGCTCGGCATCCACCAATGGCGATGAGTCGCGCTTCGGTATCGACCAGTGGATCACTGACTACCTGATTCCGAGCCACCAGCAGTACGGCTGGGGGCAACTCGGGCTCACGCAGACGTACGCGGATCAGCGAATCCAGGACATCGCCACAACGCTGCCGGCGTACCTGGCCGCCATGAGGGCGTGCCCTCCTGCATTCGGGGCGCAGTTGGTGCGAGCGATGGTGCTGTCGCAGGCCCGGTTCACGCTGCGCAACCCGCCTTGGCACCCGAAAACTCCGCGGCGCACGTTCGGCACGACCGCACTCGGCCTCCTGGAGAAGCCTTGGCCAAACGCGACCACCGGAGAACTGTTGTCGCGAATGGAGTGGCACGCCGGACTCGCCGGCAATGCTTATGTGGTCCGTCGGCCGAACAGACTGCGGGTGTTACGACCGGACTGGGTTGGGGTTATCTACGGGTCCGAACTGGAGCCCGATGACGCGGCCCACGCGCTCGACGGGGAGATCATCGGCTACGCTTACTGCAACGGCGGATTCTCGGCAAACCGCAATAAGATACACACACTTTTGCCGTCTGAAGTGGCGCACTGGTCACCGATTCCAGACCCTGAGTCGGCGGGCGTCGGGATGTCTTGGCTGACTCCAGCGATTCGTGATATGCAGGCCGATAAGACGGCGACTGAACACAAGCTGAAGTTCTTCACCAACGGCGCAACCCCGAACATGGTCGTGAAGGGCATCCCGGCCGTTAGCAAAGAGCAGTTCGACGAATTCGTCGATATGATGGAGGAGCGGCACGCAGGAGTCCGCAATGCCTACCGCACCCTGTATTTGACGGCGGGGGCGGACGCCACGGTGGTGGGCTCCGACCTGAAGCAGATCGATTTCAAGGCTACGCAGGGTGCCGGCGAGACTCGGCTTAGCGTACTGTCTCGCGTCCCCGCTTCACTGCTGGGAATCTCCGAAGGCCTAGCCGGCTCATCGCTCAATGCGGGGAACTTTGGCTCTGCTCGCCGCACATTCTCCGACACGTGGGTGCATCCATCCCTCCAGGATGTCTCTGCCGCGCTCGCAACCCTGGTCAACGTCCCGAACGATGCCGAACTGTGGTTTGACACCAGTGACATCCCGATCCTCCGTGAGGACGCGAAGGATGCGGCGGAGATCGAGCAGACGAAGTCCGACACGATCACGCGATATGTGCGTGAGGGGTTCACGTGGGACTCCGCCGTAGCGGCGGTACAAGGACAGAACATCGGGCTACTCAGACACTCCGGTCTGATCTCGGTGCAGCTGCAGAAGCCGGGCTCGAACGAACAGAGTGGGGCGGTCCGAAACCTCGTCGACATCGTTCAGAAGGTCTATCAGGGCGTCGGCGTTGTTCTGTCGGCCGAGGAGGCCCGCGAACTTTTGAATCAGGCCGGCGCGAATCTGACCGGCCCCGCCCCGGAACTTCCCACCCCAACTCCGGCACCCGCCATTCAGGAGTGAGGACCATGCAGACACCCGCGATCGATGTTGTGCGCGTCGCGCCGCCGATGGCTGAGCTCCGTGCCGCTGACGTGGACGGCGAAGACGAACCGGCTGGCATGCCGACAATGGTGGTGCGCTTCTCCACGTTCAACACGTGGTACGAGGTCGACTCGTGGTTCGAGGGAGCCTTCGTCGAGCGCACCGTCCCCGGTGCTTTCAAGCAGACGATCCGCGAGAACCTCAGCAGTATCAAAGTGCTGTACGACCACGGCTTCGACTACCAGATCGGCAACAAGATCCTCGGACCGATCGAGTCGCTCCGCGAAGATGCCGATTCCCCGGTCGGCGAGGTCCCCCTCTTCGACACCGCGTACAACCGGGAGTTGCTCCCCGGCTTGGAGGCCGGCGTCTACGGCAGTTCGTTCCGGTTCCGCATCACGAAAGAAGAGTGGGACGACGAGCCCAAGCCGTCGGACTACAACCCGAAGGCCTTGCCTGAGCGCACGATCAAGCAGGTTCGACTGTTCGAGTTCGGCCCGGTGACGTTCCCCGCGAACCCGGACTCGACCGCTGGCTTGCGCAGTCTTACCGACAATTACTACGAGCGACTCCGGCAGCGCGACACGCGGGCGTATGAAGCCGCGGTTCGCGCGGCGGGCCGCATCCCCACAGACCTCACCGGGCGACCTGGCGCGTGGAGCGCGGGTGGCGGTGACACCGACCCGACGCCGCAAGGGACTGGGTCGACCTCATCCACCTTCGACGACCCGAGCATCCGTACCGGGGTGCTCCGCGCACTAGGAGTTATCTGACATGCCTGAGATCGACAGCGAGCGGCGGACCTACACCGCCGAGGATCTGAAGGGGCGCACGCCCGACGAGATCCGCGACATCATCGATGTCACCAAGGCCCACATCCGGGATCTGCACCAGGGCGAGAACGGTGAACTGCGGGAGCTGACCGACCCGGAGAAGACCGCGCTCAAGGTGCTGATCGACGTGCACGAGCGCGCCGAGGCCATGTACGAGGAGCACCGCAAGATCAACGATGTGCTGCGCCGGAAGCCCACCGCGATCGAGTACTCGCGCCTGGGTGCTGAGCCCGACGACCCGTTCGCCGACTTGCGCCGGCTCACCCCGAAGGAGATCCGGGACCGGGCGCTGCGCCGGCTCGATTCCCGTGAGGACGCCTCGCATCTGTCGGACGACGCGAAGGCGTTGGTGGACAAGACGATCCGTCGCAACACGGACGTGGCGCGCCGCATCCTGGTCACCGAGACCGAGGAGTACCGCAACGCCTACATGAAACTGATGACCCAGCCGGACGCGGCGGCGTTCCTCACCAATGAGGAGCGTGACGCGGTCCGGACGTTCATCGAGTACCGCGCGATGTCGGAGAACACCACCACTGCCGGCGGGTTCGGAATTCCGGTGTTCATCGACCCCAGCATCATCCTCACCGCGCAGGAGTCGGGGAACCCGTTCCTGGAGATCGCACGGCAGGTCGACGTGAACACCAACCAATGGAAGGGTGTGTCGTCCGCTGGTGTGACGTGGGCGTTCCAAACGGAGGCAGCCACAGCCACGGACAATTCGCCGACCCTGGCGCAGCCGACCGTGCTGACTCACATGGCCCGCGGCACGATCCCGTTCTCGATCGAGGTCGGGCAGGATTACCCCCAGTTCGCAACCGAAATGTCCACGCTGCTCGCCGAGGGCTACGACGAACTGCTCGTGCAGAAGTTCACGATCGGCTCCGGCACTGGTGAGCCGAAGGGCATCCTGACCGCCCTGTCGGCGAATACCAACGTCCGGGTGCGGGTGCAGACCGCAGGTTCGAACTTCGGCCCGCTTGACCCGTACGCGGCATGGAAGGCCCTTCCGAAGAAGTTCCGTCGGGCCCGTGCGGCGTGGCTCATGTCGGTCGGCGTGAACAACGCCATCCGCCAGCTGGGCACCGCCAACGTGTACCACGCCACCACGATCAGCCTCCCGGAGGAGTGGCTGGACGAGATGTTCAACCGGCGCGTCTACGAGTCGCCGTACATGCCCGATGTCACCACGTCCACCACGAACACCGACGGGCTGGCGATTGTCGGGGACTTCCAGAACTTCGTGATCGCCCGCCGTGGTGGCATGTCGACGGAGTTCATCCCGAACCTGGTGCAGCAGGTGACCGCCGGGTCCGGCCCGGCCCTCCCGACTGGGCAGCGCGCGTGGTTCGCCTACGCCCGCATTGGCAGCAACAGCGTGAACGACCTGGCCTTCAGGGTTCTCGTCAACACGTGACCTATCCCGTGAGCCGTGCGGCAAATGGTGCCGCACGGCTCACGGCGGAAATTGATCCAATGAAAACCTCTGACGTCCCATTCCTGCGACGAGGAGAAGCAATGCCCGAACAGAAGCCCGCCGCGAAGGCCGCCGAGCCGAAGGCGGCACCTGCCCCGGCGAAGCCGGACCTGATCCCGGCTGGCTCGGCAACCGACCCAGCGGTGCATCAGTTGCTCGCGGAGTTGGAGACGGCTCGAGCCAACGGTGCCGACGACGACGTTCAGGATCTAATCGGCTATCTGGCTGACCTGGGTTACAGCGCTGGCTGAAGCTCGCAGACCACCCGACAACTCGAGGCCCCAGGGATCTGATTGCCCAGGGGGTTTCGCCATGCAAGGAGTTCATCGACATGGCTGTAACGGTTACTAGGGACGACGGCACCGTGGTTGAGTACGAAAACGGCAACAACTTCGAGATCGACCGTGAAAGCCATGGTCATCTGATTGTCTTGGGGGAAGTCGGTTCGCTGGCCATCTACGCCCCCGGACGCTGGTGCTGCGCCGAGGTTGAGACCTCATGATTGAGCACGTCTTCGCAGCGGCTGACTTTCCAGCCGAGACCCCTGCCGGTGCACGGGTGATGGTGCGGAAGGGCTCACACTGGCCGGCGGATGACCCGCTGGTGCGGAAGTACCCGGCGAACTTCTCAACGGACCCGCGGTTCGGGTTGCAGTACACCCGTGAACCGACCGGGTGGGACGAGCCCCCGGTGGAGCAGGCCACGGCTGCGCCCGGCGAGCGCCGACAGGTTCGGCGCCGCGATCACGGCACGGACTGATCTCCTGCGGCCGGCCGCATTGTCGGATGGTCGGCTGGCCGCAGGGCTTTCTCACCATCCGACGAACCATCCGACATATCTTAAGGAGATTCGTTGTCCGACAACGACGAAACGAAAGCGCGGACGCCCGTTGCTCTCGTAGCCAGCGGCATGAGTCCACAGGAAGCGGCCACCTTGATTACCGACGGCGACAAGGACGAGTGGGACCCCGTCGACGCGGTGACCGTGGCCTACGTCAACCACAACGAGGTTGCCTACTCGTGGCACCACAGCATGGTCGAGCTGATCGGCTACGACCTCACCAGCAAGGGCCGCATCATGCAGGGCGGCTACATCGCCTACCGCTATGGAACGGACGGTCTCGTCGACGCCAGAAACAAGGCGGTGGAGCAGTTCCTGCAGGAGCGGGACGCGCAGTGGCTGTTCTGGATCGACACCGACATGGGCTTCACCGCGGACACCGTGGACCGTCTCGTCGCGGCGGCTGACCCAGTGAAGCGGCCGATCATCGGAGGCTTGTGCTTCACGCAGCGGGAAACCAACGAGGACGGTCTGGGTGGATGGAGGACGGCCGCCGCACCCACGATCTTCGACTGGGTGAAGGAAGGCGATCAGCAAGGGTTCGCGATCCGCTGGGACTACCCGGCTGACACGGTGGTGCCATGTGCCGGCACCGGCTCGGCGTGCATCCTCATTCACCGTTCGGTGTTTGAGAGGATGTTCGAGAAGTATGGCCGGTCGTGGTATGACAAGGCGTTCAACGCCAGCATGAAGCAGGAGACCTCTGAGGACCTCAGCTTCTGCATGCGCGCCATCGCGATCGGCATTCCGGTGCATGTCCACACCGGAGTGAAGACGTCACACCAGAAAACGGTGTGGCTGTCCGAGAATGAGTACCGCGCGCAGCGGCCCCCCGTGCCGGCCACCGAAGAGGTCGCCGTCATCGTCCCGGTGATGCGACGCCCGCAGAACGCGGCCCCGTTCATGCGCTCTCTGCGCGCCTCGACGGGTTTGGCCACTGCATTCGCCATCGCCGACGCCGACGACTCGGAGACGATCGCGGCTTGGAGACTCGCTGGCGCGACCGTGCTGACCATGGACCTGGACAGCCCCGGTACGTTCGCGCAGAAGATTAACTACGGCTACGAGTGCATGGCACACCCGACCAGGTTGCTGACACTCCCGGCAATACCTCAAGACCAGGCCGACGAGTTCGTCGAGAGATTCGGTGGTGCATCAGATGCCTACCGCACCATCTATCTCTCTACAACAACTGCGGCACCTCCGCCATGGCTGCTCGTCGTCGGTGACGATGTCCGGTTCCACCCCGGCTGGCTGGACCAAGCACAGGCCGTCGCAGGTGATCGCCTGCATGTGATCGGCACCAACGACCTCTCGAACCCGCGGGTCACATCTGGACAACACGCCACCCACGTTCTGATTCGGCGGTCCTACGTGGACGACGTCGGGGCATCGTGGGACGGCCCCAAGGTGGTCGCGCACGAGGGCTACAGGCACTGGTATGTGGACGATGAGATCGTGACCGCCGCCAAGCAGCGCGGCGTGTGGGCAATGGCCATCAACTCTCACGTCGAGCACCTGCACCCCGCGTGGGGCAAGGGAGCCCACGACGAGGTGTACGAGCTGGGGATGTCATTCGCTGAGCAGGACAAGGCCACGTTCGAGGCTCGCCTCAAGGAGAACTCGTGAAGCGCGTCGCGATCACAGGCGGCGGCGGCTTCATCGGCCGGTCAGTGACTCGGGAACTGGAGCGACGCGGCTTCATCGCCGTTTCGCTGGACCTGCCGGACCACGACGTCCGCACCTTCGACCCGCTGACGTTCGGCAACATGGACCTGCATGCAGTGATCCACATGGCCGGCGTTCTGGGCACACACGAGCTATTCGACACCATCGATCTCGCCATCGACTCGAACGTTCGCGGCGCCGCGCGAGTCCTGGAAGCGGCCAAGGTGTGGGGGGCGCCGTACGTCGGCATCACGTTGCCCGCCGTGTTCCCGTCGGTCTACACCGCAACGAAGCTGGCGGCCGTCGGCCTGGAGCGGGCGTTCCACCACACCTACGGTCTGCCGGTGTCGAGGGTGCGGGCGTTTAATGCCTACGGCCCTGGCCAGAAGCATGGACCCGGCCATCCGCAGAAGATCGTCCCCACGTTCGCGACCGAAGCATGGGCCAATCGCCCGATTCCGATCTGGGGCGACGGGGAGCAGACCGTGGACCTGGTCCACGCCGACGATCTGGGCCGGATGCTGGTCGACGCGCTTAACTATGGCGACGACGCCACGTTCGACGGCGGCACCGGCAAGGCCCTGACCGTGAACGAGGTGGCCGACTTCGTCCTAGACGTCACCGGCTCCACGGCGGGCAAAAAGCATTTGCCAATGCGGCGCGGGGAGCTTCCCACCCAGATCGTGGCCACGGGCGAGGGTTGGGACCGGTTGTCCTGGCGGCCCGAACTCGACCTGGACCGACTTGCCGAGACGGTCAGGAGCTACCGGTGATCGCCGTGGTGAGTAGCGTCTACGGCGGGTACGACGCTCCCGTTCCTCCAGTGCCTCAGGACGTCGAGTGTGACTGGATTCTCGTATCGGATCGGGATTACGACTGCCACCCGTGGAAGGTGATCATCGAACCTCGGCCGCAGTTGCATCCGCGACTGGCAGCGAAGGTGGCCAAGTGCCGACCGGATCTGTATGCGGATGCCGACGTCGTCGTCTGGGTCGACGCCAGCATCCACATCACTTCGCCGTCATTCGTGTCGTGGTGCGTAGCCGGGCTCGGCGATGGAGAAGTTGCGCAGTTGCCTCACCCGATTCGGCGCCGCCTCAGCGACGAGGCCGCCGAGTCGCATGGGATGGCGAAATATGACGGCCTGCCGGTCTTCGCGCAGGTCGATGCGTACCTGTCCGCTGGCCATCCTGATGACTGGGGGCTGTGGGCCACGGGCCTCATCGTCTACAGGGGCCGTTCGCGGTTCGGGGACGCGTGGCTGCGTGAGCAGATGCGCTGGACATACCAGGATCAGCTCAGCGAAGCCCCGGTCCTGTATGGCTATGGCATCCGGCCGGTGGACTTGGCCGGTGGCCTGTTCAACCATCCGATGTTCACCGTCCGAGGTCACCGGGACCACCTATGAAGGTCGACTACAGCAGGGAACTGTTCGCCGAATATCAGGGCCGCTGCGGCGTTTGGTCAGATATCGTCGATCACTTGCCGACCCTGCACGCGACGGTCATGCGCTACGCCGAACCAGCGGTGATCGAGCTCGGCGTGCGGTCAGGCAACTCGACGGCAGCATTCCTTGCCGCCGCGAGCCAAGTTGACGGTCATGTGTGGAGTGTGGACATCCAATTGCCGCAGGCCCCTGGCTGGTGGTGGGAAACCAAACTGTGGACCCCGATCGTCGGCAATGACCTCGACCCTGCCGTACTGGCGCGATTGCCGGAGCAGTGCGACGTACTTTTCATCGACACAAGTCACGCCTATGACCACACCTTACGGGAGCTCCGCACCTATGCGCCGATGGTGAGGCCCGGTGGCGTGGTGTTGTGCCATGACACGGAGCTCGAAGCTCCGGAACTGGTTGGCCCACAGCCGCCATTCCCCGTCGCGAAGGCGATCAGCGAGTACTGCACTGAGGCCGGGTTGGAATGGGTTAACAACACCGGCTGCTATGGCCTAGGAGTCATCGCGATCCCGGGAGCTGCGTGATGGCGCTCGGCGAAGTTTATGTCGATGAGGCAGACCTTAAGGAGCGCCTGAAGATAGAAGATGACGCCGACGCTGTTCGGCTGAACGGAGCGGTTCTGGCGGCGAGTCGCGGAATCGAGAAGTTCTGCTTCCGGCAGTTCAACGACGCTGGCGCCGTGTCGGCTCGGGTGTACCGGCCGGACTCGCACTGCAAGGTTCGGGTTGATGACTTCAGCACGACGACGGGCCTTGTGGTCAAGACCGATGACGACAACGATGGCGTGTTCGAAACGACGTGGTCCACGTCGGACTACGAGTGCGAACCATTGAATGGCATTGTTGATGGAGAGCCCGGCTGGCCGTTCTGGAGGATCAAGGCGGTCGACAACCGGATATTTCCTTGTTACCGGCGAGCCACCATTCAGATCACAGCGCGATGGGGATGGTCAGCTGTTCCGACGCCGGTGTCCGAGGCCTGTCGGATCGTCGCAGAGGAGATCTTCAAGCTCCGTGACACCCCGTTCGGCATTGGCGGCTACGGCGACTTTGGTGTGATCAGAGTGCGGGACAACCCGTTTGCCGCGCGCATGCTCAAGGACTACAAGCGCGACGCGCTGCTGGGGGCGTGATATGGCCACCATCGACCAGATACGCGCTGCCATCAGGACCCGACTGAAGACCATCTCGGACCTCCGTGTTCCCGACAGGGTTCCAGACACGATCGATCCGGACGCCGCAGTTGTCCGATACGCGGGAACCACGTTCGACACGACCATGTCCCGTGGGTCCGATGACCAGACTTACATCATCCAGGTGTTCACGTCGAAGGCATCCGACCGCGGCCAGGACGCCCTCTATGAGTATTGCGAAGGATCGGGCGACCGTTCGGTCAAGGTCGCGGTCGAGGCCGATCCGACACTGGGCGACCTGGTTATGCATGCCGACGTGACCGAAGTCAGAGAACCGGGGACAGCCGCACCGGGTAGCGTCGACATGTATTCAGTGGAGATCGTCGTCATGGTTTGTGTCCAGCCGTGAGATTCCTGGCGGCGCACCCGGGCCCCTCGTTCAGCGTTCATGACGTATACGTAGGTTGGGTGGAAGCCCTCCGCGACCTTGGTCAGCAGGTGTTCGAGTTCAACCTGTCCGACCGGCTCACCTTCTACGACAGCGTGATGGTCGAGATCGGCAACGGGGAACCGCGAAAGGCGTTGGCGCCAGCGCAAGCACATGAGCTCGCGGTCAATGGGCTGTATGCCGCGCTGTATAAGACTCGACCTGATGTTCTACTGGCGGTGTCCGGGTTCTTCTACCAAGCGGACCTGCTCGAGTTGGCCCGCTCGTATGGGACCCGAGTGGTGTTGCTCCACACCGAAAGTCCCTACGAGGACGACCGCCAGTTGGAGATCGCCGCGCACGCCGACCTGAACCTCATCAACGACCCCACGAACATCGATACGTTCCGAACGGTCGCCCCCACGGTGTACGTACCTCACAGCTATCGGCCATCCATCCACCATCCCGGCACGGCCGACCCGAAACTGTCGGCGGACCTGGCGTTCGTCGGCACCGGTTACGCCTCCCGAGTCGATTTTCTTGAGGCGATGGATCTCGGCGGCTTGGACGTGCTGCTAGCCGGTAACTGGCAGCAACTCGCAGACGATTCGCCGCTGCGGAAGTTCGTCGCGCACGAACCCGACGAGTGCCTCGACAACGAGCAGACCATCGAGGTGTACCGCTCCGCCAAGATCGGGATGAACCTCTACCGGCGAGAGGCACAGGCCGCCCACTTGGCAGCGGGCTGGGCTATGGGGCCACGCGAACTGGAGATGGCCGCATGTGGCCTGTTCTTCCTGCGCGACCCGCGGCCGGAGGGCGACGAGCTGCTGCCGATGCTCCCGACGTTCGCCGGTCCGGGAGATGCCTCGGAGCAACTCCGGTACTGGCTGGCTCACCCAGACAAACGCCACGAGTTGGCGCGTCGAGCCCGCGAAGCCGTTGCCGATCAGACATTCACCAACCGAGCGGCCGAACTCCTCGCCCTGCTCAACAACAAGGAGATCTGAGATGGGACGCATTGCTGGTAGGCGGGGCCGGGTCTACATGGGTATCGCGAGCGATACCGCGCAGGCCGAGCCGCTGCCTTTCATGGCGTCGTGGAGTCTTTCCGCCGAGTCGGACAAGATCGAAGTAACGGCCATGGGTGACACCAACAAGGTGTACGTGGCGGGTTTGCCGGACGCCTCCGGTGAGTTCTCGGGCTTCTACGACGACTCCACGAACCAGACCTACCTGGCCGCGATCGACGGGCTCCCGCGCAAGTTCTACCTGTACCCGAACACCCTGCTCACCACCCAGTACTGGTTCGGGACGATCCTGCCCGACTTCAGCGCCAACTCCGAGGTGTCGGGTGCGATCGAGGTGTCGGCGTCGTGGTCGGCGGCAACCCCGATCCAGAAGGTCGGCTAGTTGATCACCATCCGGGTCCGCAACACGAAGGACTTCACCGCGCTCGCGCGACGTCTTCAGAGTGCGAGCCGGGAGTTGCGATCCGAGCTCTACAAGGCGATCAACCGCGCGACGAGACCTCTGAAGGAGGACGTGCGGGGGGCTGCCTACTGGCGACTGCCGAAGAAGGGCGGCCTCAACAAGCGCATCTCGACAAGCAAGATCGTCACGAAGCGGCGGATGTCCGGCAACAACGCCGGGGTGCGGATCGTCGGATCATCGGGCTACGACATCGGCTCGATCAACCGCGGTCGGGTGCGACACCTCACGTTCGGACATCTGCCGTGGAGTGATCAGGCGGTGAAGCCCGGCTTCTGGACGGAGCCGCTGATGAAGGGCGCACCCGCGGTTCGCAAGGAGATCGACGAGGCGATGAAACGCATCGCCCGCGACGTCGAGAAGGGGTAGGCAGGGGATGGCAGCGATTCGGTTCGCCGTGACCTACAAGGACGACAGAAAGGTCGAAGTTCGGGTGTCACCGAAGGCCCAGGTGATGTTCGAGGAGAAGTTCGACGTGGGCATGGGCGCGTTGTCGTCCCAGTCGATGATGAAACACCTGTATTACCTGGCGTGGGCGGGTCTGCACTGCGCAGGGATGGAACCGAACGACTTCGACACGTTCCTCGGTCAGATCGAGGACGTGGAAGGCGTGGAGAGCGGTGAGAACGAGGACCCTACCCGGAACGCTCCTGGAACCGATCCATCGTCCAGTTGAGCGTTGAAACCGGAATCCCGTTCGAGGGGCTCGTCAATCTCGATGAGCGGGTGTTGGTCACCTACTGGGATGTGCTGCAGGAGCGGGGCGAACAAATGCGCGCCGCTCAGCGGAAACGGCGACGGTGAGGGGGTTACCCAGTGACCACCCTCAGTTTTGACATCTTCGCCCGCGACCATGGGTCGGACGTTTTCAAGCGGCTGTCGAAGAATATTGATGCCAGCAAGAAGGAACTCAGTACCTTCGGCGACTCGGCAGCCCGGTCGTTTGCCAAGACCGCGAACTCGCTGTCCAACATCCCTACTGCCGCTGCCGGGCTTGCGGGGGTCGGACAGATTGTCAATGGCCTGTCGGGCACGCTGGGGCTGCTGCCCGCAGCGGCGGCGTCGGCGGGGGCAGCGTTTGCCACGCTGGCGGTCGGGGTGCAAGGGTTCGCCGAGGGGTTCAAGCAACTCGCCGACTCGACGAAGATCCAGAAGGGGACTGCTGGCGTCGCCGACGCGGCGGTGCAGTCGGCGCGGCGGATCGAGAGCGCGCAGCAGGCGGTGGCTCGCGCGAGCCGGGGCGTGAAGGACGCCGAGGAGGCGTTGACCCGGGCACAGCAGAACGCGAAGGACGCCCAAGAAGGGTTGATCAGGGCGCGGGAGGACGCCGCTCGGCAATTGCACGATCTGAGCCGGTCGGTGGCCAACGCGGCACTGGACGAAGAGTCCGCCGTGTTGGCGGTGGAGCGGGCACAGCACAACCTGGCCGATGCCCGCCAGCAGGGCGCCTCGGCCTTGGATCTGCGTGAGGCCGAATTGGGAGTACGGCAGGCCGAGCAGGCGTTGTCCGACACCCGGGACCGTTATGCCGAGCTGCAGGCCGAGGCGGCGAAGGCCAACAAGGTTGGGGTCGAGGGCAGTGACCAGGTTGTCCAGGCGCAGCGGGCGGTAGCCGACGCTGCTCTCGGAGTTCAGCATGCGCGCCAGGGTGTGGCCGACGCCGCAGGCGAGGTGGCGAACGCCGAGAAGGATCTTGCCCAAGCACACGAAGATGCCGCGCGGGCTGCAGGCAAGGCGGGCGCTGCGCTGAGCGCGAACACCGAGAAGTTCGATAAGCTCGGCAAGAACGCGCAGGATACGATCCGATCGATCCTCGGTTTGAGCGGTGCGTGGACCGGCCTGCAGCACTCAGTGAGTGACGCGCTATTCGCCGGCGTGGGTGATGAGGTCAAGAAGCTCGGCGGCACTTACATTCCGGTACTGAAGAGCGGCATGACCGATGTTGCCGGCGAGTTCAACCGCGGCGGACGGTCGCTGGCCGATTTCCTCGCCCAGGGTGAGCAGGTCAAGACCGTCAACTCGATCTTCGGTGCTTCCAAGGCGGTCTCTGGGCAGTTCGCCGACTCGCTGAAGCCAATCACGTCGATCATGCTGGACATCACGGCAGTGGGTAGTGAGATGCTGCCCAGCCTGACCGGAGGGTTTAGCAGCGCCGCCCAAGGCGCCGCTGACTTCGTTCGCAACGCCCGCGAGACCGGAGCGTTGCGCGAATGGATCGAGCGAGGGTTGGATACCCTCCACAAACTGGGCGAATTGTTCGGCAACATCGGCGGAATAATCTCCACGGTGTTCTCCGGGCTTAATTCCGGCGGGAAGAACTTCCTCGACACCATGATCTCGGTCACTGGGAAGGTCGAGGAGTTCCTGAAGTCGTTCGAGGGCCAGCAGGCACTGAAGGCTCTCGGGCAGGCCCTGAGCGCGGTCTCCAGCGTTGTTACGCGGGTAATGCTCGAGGCGTTCAAGCAATTGGCACCGATCGTCGTGAACTTGGCGCCAGGGTTCGCCGAGTTGGCACGGCAAGTCGGGGATGTGCTCGTGGCTGCCTTGCAGGTAGCTGGACCACTGCTGCAGGCGATCGCCAAGGGCTTGTCGGACAACATAGACTGGCTCGGCCCGCTCGCTATCGGCCTGTACGCGGGAGCCAAGGCGTTCGGCATCATCAACGCCGCGCTGGTGCTGCTGAAGATCGAAGCGCTAAGCAACCCCTGGCTGGCGATCATCGCTGCCACCATCGCGGTTGCCACGCTGATTATTACCAACTGGGACAGCATCGTGGCTTTCCTCGGAAAGGTCTGGGAGGGCATCAAGGCAGTCGCAGGTGCCACCTGGGAGGGAATCAAGAACGTCATCGTCGACCCAATAGTTGCGGCTGCTCGGTGGATCGGTGACGTAGTTGGAAACATAGTCGACTTCTTCGCCAGCCTGCCGCGCCGGATCGGTGAAGGTCTCGGCCAACTCGGCAGGGTCATCGGGGACATCTTCAAGGGCGCCCTGAACATCGCGATCGAGATCATCAACTGGTTCATCCGACGCGCCAACGACCTCATCTACGGCATAAACCTAATCAACCCATTCGACGATATCCCGCCGATCCCGGAGATCAAAAAGCTGCACGGTGGCGGCGTAGTCCCCGGGCATCCGGGTGAGGAGAAGCTGGCCATCCTCAAGGCCAACGAGCGAGTGTTCCCAGCCGACTACGATTGGGGGCCGCCAGCCATGTCAAGAACTGGCGCGGCGGGCTCGGCGGGGCGTTCTGGGCAGGATGTCCGCGTCACGCTCGAGATCGTTGGCAACGGCGGCCTAGCTGAAGCTGTCAATTATGGCGTGCGCGCACGGCAGATCCAACTGCACGTGAACGGCGTTCCAGTAACGGCGGCGTGACATGGCGCTTGGGTTCCCTAGGGACGAGTTCCTTGAGATGTACTTCCCTGGTCTCGGCTGGGCGGACCTCACCACGCGGCTACGTCAGACCGATCCGGTCACAGTTACACGGGGACGCGGCGGTGAGCAGGGCGACGTAGCCCCGACCACGTTCTCAGCGACGTTGAAGAACCAGGACGGCAACATGTCGCCCGGGAACGTCGCCGGCCCCTACTACGGCCTACTGGGGCGCAACACCCCCGTTCAATGGGGCTTCGGGGTCGTGCGGGACACATTCACTCGGACTGTGGTGGACGGACTGGGTTCCGCCACGACGGGCGAGCCGTGGACGCTGGACGGGACTGCGGCGAACTTCGACGTGAACGGCTCGGCCGCCACAATCCTGGTGCCGACCGCTAACGCCACCAGGCACGCATATCTGACCTACCTTGAGCCGTTCGCGGACTACGAAGTCACCGTGGACGTCACCATTCCATACCCGAACGGCGCCTCGAACAGTGGCGGGGTAATTTTTCGCGGCACCACTACCTCGAACTTCTGCCGACTCAGCCTTACGGTGAGCGACACCGGGCTCGTGACGCTGAACATGGCCAACAGCGGCGGGTCCACCGTCGACGACGTGATCACCGTGGACACCACCTCGGCCGGCACCTATCGAGTCCGCGCATTGGTCGAGGGGCAGACGGTTCGGGGTAAGGCATGGCGGGTCGCGGACCCGGTTCCGTTGGCGTGGCAGGTTGAAGGCAACTTCGGCAGCGGCATGCTCACCGCTGGGTGGGCCGGTATCCGCGCTCGCTCGGGTACCGGGTCGTCAAACGTCACCATCACGGTGGACAACTTCACGGTGCGCCTCATCCGGTTCTCGGGAGAGGTCACCAGCCTCGAACCGAAATGGAGCGAAGGGCACAAGGTTAAGTGGGCCGAACTGGTCGCCTCGGGCGTCACGCAACGTTTAGGCCAGGGGAAGACGACGCTCAAGTCGGCGCTGCGCCGCTACATCACAAAAGTGTGGCCATTCGAACCGCTAGCATACTGGGCTTTGGACGATAAGCAGAACGCCGAGGCGGGGCGCCTTACTGCGGGGGCAGGACAGGACGCGCAGTACGCGAATGGATTCGAAAACCTGAGCCCAGCGCGAGTGTGTGGAAAAGGTGATCTTGGCGTATGGAACGGCTCAGCCGCCTCATTCCAAGCGCCGACCAGTGTGTTCCAGTTGTTTCCTCAACTGGTCGAAGGACCAGCCTCGTCCGGCTGGACGTCTCATTGCGCTGCTTCCTTCGACGGAGTGACCGTTGACGGAGCCAACAACTATGAAGACTTCGGCGTAACGTCCGCGAGTGGCTTCTGGGCCGCCAAGCTCGACTCGTCCTCGGGAACTGTTGAACTTAGCCGTCCTAACGGTGGGACGGCCACCGCATCGGCGGGATCTATGTTTGACGGACGGCCACATCTGCTTAGCCTGACTGTGGCTCAGAGCGGCGCCGACTGTATCGGATCATTCTATCTAGACGGCAACTTGGTCACCAGCATCACGCAAACTTCGCTAACAAACACCTATCCATCGTCGATCTTCTTCAACGTTATCGGCGTGGAGGCGCGACGGCGATCACCAGGGCACGTGATTCTGTATGCTGGCAGTGGCCCGGCGCACGCCGACCTGTATGCCGCACTCCTCGGCTGGCCTGGCGAGACAGCGGGCAATCGCATCCAACGACTGTGCGAAGAAGAGGGAGTGCCGTTCGATTACCTGGGAACCCTGAACTCGACCGCTCCCATGGGCCCGCAATACGCGGACGACACCTTCCTTGAGGTCATCCGCGAATGCGCGAAGACCGACCAGGGCTCGCTGTTCGAGCAGCGCAGCCTTGCCGGACTCGGATACCGGCCGCTTGAGAGCACCCAGAATCAAACCGCCATTGCCTCCCTGGACTATGTCGCCAAGCAACTCGCTCCAGGCCTGCGACCTTCGACTGATGACCGGCCGACACGGAATCTCATCACTGCCAAGCGCCGAGACGGAGGTGAGTTCGTCGCTGAGCAGACTGCTGGGCCCATGAACACCGCCGACCCAGGCAGCATCGAAGGGGCGGTGGGCGTGATCGACGACGACCTTGACGTGAATCCGGAAAACGATGCCGCCCTCCAGGACATCGCGTGGCGCGCTGTGTCGTTTGGCACTGTCCCGGACGATCGATACCGGCAGGTCACGGTGAACCTGCGTTCCGCCGGGGTGGCGAACTCCACCGCGCTCACCGCAGCGCTACTCACCCTGGACACTGACGACCGGTTCCAACTAACCAACATGCAGGCGATCGACGTGCACGACCCGGTGGACCAGATCGCCCGCGGCTACACCGAAAGCTGCCCCGACTCCCGGCAGCACACGATCACCTTCAACACCGCGCCGTACACCCCTTATCGGGTGTTCGTGCTCGATACCGATCGGCTCGACTCCGACACGGCATCTCTCGCGGCGAACGTGGCCGCTGGACAGGCGCTGCCCTACACGATCTCGGTTGCCGACAGCGCCGTGCTGTGGACGACCGCAGCGGGGGACTTCCCCCTGGACATCGTGATCGCCGGGCAGCGGTTGACGATCAGCGGCATCTCGGGCGCCAGCTCCCCGCAGACCTTCACCGTCTCGGCACGGGCCAACGGGGTGGACAAGGCGCAGGTGGCTGGCGCAAAGGTGTCACTGGCGGACTCAACGGTATTAGGCTAGGAGGTTCCGTGGCCTTTTCCTCGGGCAGCAAGCTGACCGCTTCTCAGCTCAACAACTTCTCCCCCTCGGGCAACGTGACTGCCGGAGGCAATGTTCAAGCGGCCACACCGCTGACCGTCAGCGACATCCAGATGACAAATGGAACCACCGGATCTACGACGTTCACCGCAACCCTGACCGGGGGCACCGCATGCGGCGTCGTGTTCACGGCACCAACGTCGGGCAAGGTAATGGTCCATAACAATTGCGGGCTGTTTAACACCACCGACTTCAGTATTTGCGGCTACGAGGTTCGCACCGGGAACGTGGTCGGCAGCGGGACGGTCGTGCAAGCGGTCGACGACGACCACGCCCTGATCACCAAGGCGACAAACCTCGACCAACGCGGCAACCAGTGGCCGCTGACGGGCCTAACTGCGGGCAATGAATATAACGTCCGGCAGCTGTACCGCGTGGTATCGGGCACCGGGAACTTCCAGCGTAAGAACCTCAGCGTGGTTCCTCAAATGTGAGGAGGGCCGATAGTGGACGACGTTCGGGTCACCGCCGAGTATTGGCAAGACGGGGACGGTTGGCATGCTCACGCCTATGGCGGGCCTGTTGAGGCACCGGTTGACCTGACGGTGACAGGCAGCGATGAGGCAGGAATGCGGGAGGCGTTCATCGGACAATGGAACGAGGCGGCTGGTACCGCCTGGGATGCCGCGCAATTCCGATGGGTCACGACCGGCTGATTAACAAGTAACCATCTTACGGATCTAGCAGACGGGGAAAGCTGCGATGATCATAATCAAGTCTGGCCGGCATCCACTCGCCGTCAGCCTACTAGGTTTCCTGGCGCTGTCCGGCCTCAGCGGTCTGATGACCTACAGCCGGAGTGCCAGCGGAACGATTCGCTCTCTGCCCGACCCGCTCGGAGTTGTGTTCTATGTGGTGCTATTCGCGGGTTCAGCTATCGCAATCGTCGGCGTGTTCACCCGCGGCCTACTAGGGCCACTGCTGGAGCGGTCCGGGCTGTGCATGCTGTCGGGCCTTCTGCCTGGCTACGCCATTTTGGCCATCGCGCGCATCGGGTGGCCAGCGATGTTCGTCGCCTCCATCTTGCTGGGGCTGGCGGTGGGCTGCGTGTGGCGGATTGTCCAGATCGGCCGGGAGATGAAGTTGGTGCGCGTCGGCGCGGCCCGCGTCGGCGCGATGGATGAACTTGGAGGACGGCGTGAACGTTGGCGAGCTGCTGGCCATCGTCACAGGGGCGGGCGGTCTCCTGGGGACGATCGCGGCGCTGATCTACATCCGCCCGCAGCTTCGGAAACTGACCGCAGAGGGCAGCAAGACCCGAGCTGACGAGGCTGCCGTGCTAACGACCACGTCTCTGAGTCTGTTGCGGCCGGTCGAGGAGAAGGCAGCCAAGCTCGAGGCGCAGTTGGAGCGCGCCGAAGCGAAGATCGCCGAGCTCGGCCTCAGCTTGTACACGGCGAATGCTCGCGCCGATGGGCTCGCCAGCAAATTGAGCGGCGCGGAACGCACCATCCAATCGCTAACTGATCGTTTGCAGCTCGCGCAACGGCTGCTCACCGAGCACGGGGTCCCGTTCCCGCCCGTGGAAGGTTAAAGCAAGCAGGGGACCTGAAAGGGTGAGCAAATGGCCGCATGGCTTGACTTCTCCGGCCGACCCCCCGGAGCCGCCGCTATCAAGGCACGCGGCTATGCCGGAGTGCTGCGCTACATCGGACTCGGCAACGAGGGCAAGCAAATCCACCGCGCCGAATACGAGGACTACATCAGGAACGGCCTCGGCGTGCTGCTGGTCGCCGAACTCGGCACCGGCGATGCCTGGGATGCGCTGGACGACTACGCCACCGGCCGTGCCCGCGCCATGATCGCCCTCCAAGACGCGCGTCGGGAAGGCATCCCGGACTCGGTGGGCATCGCGTGCGCCGCCGATGCGCACGCCTCCAGCGCCACCCAGATCCGCGACGCCGTGCAGTACGCCGCAGGGTTCGCCTCGGTGCTCGGCTGGGAGCGCACCGGGTTCTACGGCTTCTCCGAGACCTCCCAGGCGGTGCACGCCGCGGGGGTCGTGGGCTGGCACTGGCGCTGCGGCTCCGAACCGTCCAGCGAGGACAAGAAATGGGTCAACTTCTGGCAGCGCAACCGCGCCCCCAGCACGGTTGTGATCAACGGAACCACCTGTGACATCAACGAAGCATTCGCACCACTGCATGGAGATGACATGCCACTCACTCAGGCCGACGTGAACTTCTTCTGGGACGGCACCATCCTGGACGGCAAGACGCCCCGGCAGCGACTGGAGCAGGTCGAGGGATATGGCGAGCGGGTCACGCACACCGAGGCGATGGTCACCGAGCTCGCGAAGCAGGTGACCGAGGTGCGGGATGCCATCGCGAAGATCCAGGTCGGTGGCGTCGACGTCGCCGCCCTCGCTGAGGCCGTCGTTGACGAGCAGGACCGCCGTGCCCGCGACGGCGACCCCACCACCGGACCCACCACCTAACCAAGCAGGGAGATGTCAATGTTCACTCGTGAGTACTGGAAGGACCTCGCCGAGCGCACGGTCAGCTCGTTCGCCGGCGGCGCGCTGGCGGCACTGGGCGGTGACGCCGTGAACGCCTGGAACGTGGACTGGAAGCTGGCACTCGGGTTCGGCGCAGGCGCTGCAGTGCTGTCCGTCCTGAAGGGCCTGACCGCGCGGCTGCGCGGCAACCCCGAGTCCGCCTCGATGCTCGGGCGCTGACCGGTGACCAACCTGGTCATCAAGCAGGGCACCGACCCGGTCATCACCGTCCCCAACGTCCGCGACGCGGCCGGGGTTCTGATCACCAACTGGGCGGGATTTTCGGTGCTGGCACAGATCCGCGAGCGGGTCGAGTCGTCCACTGTGCTGCATGAGTGGACCAGCCAGGGCGGATCGGCTAACGCCACGTTCAGCGGTTCGGACGTGGTGTTGGCCCTGCCGAACGCCACGTCGAGCGCATGGACGTGGCATGAGGCCCGATACGACGTCGAACTCACCGGCCCCGCCGGGAAGGCCCGGATCGCCGAGGGCCACGTGATCGTCTCACGAGAGGTAACCCGCTGATGCCCTTCAACGACACGGCCAAGAACGTCGCGCTGGACGCGCTGGACGAGTCCGCCACACAGATCACCCACGTGGGTATCCACACGCTCACCGATCCGGGCACAGGCACCAATGCCAACTCGGGTGAGGCAACGGGCGGTTCCCCGGCCTACGCCCGCGTGGCGGCCACGTGGGGAGCCGCGGCGTCCGGGCAGAAGACGAACACGAACACGTTCACCTTCGATGTTCCGGCTGGCACCTACGGGTTCTTCACCCTGTTCAACGCCAGTACGGGCAACACGAACAACTACCGGGGCTACATCCCGTTCGGCGGGGCTTCGGCGTTGAAGGGGTTCTTCAGTGTGGACACGACCCTGACCAACGACCAGTTGTTCTCGGTCGGCCACGGGATGTCGGACGGCGACCGGGTGATGCTGTTCAACGTGTTCTCCGAGACCCTCCCCACGGGAGTGTCCGAAGGCACCGTCTACTTCGTCGTCGCCTCGGCCACCAACACCTTCAAGGTGAGCCTCACCTCCGGCGGAGCTGCGGTGGACATCACTGCGGTCGGCGGCGGCGAGGGTTTCTGGCAGCGAATCGTGCCCGAGGTGTTCGCCGCCCAGGGTCAGATCACCGCTGCCGTCGGTGCATTGGTGCTCGACGCGACCGCAATGTGAACAGACCAAACTAAGTCACGAAAGGTGCAGCATGACCGAGCCTCGCGTATGGAATGTCGACGACCTGAACAATCCGCCCGAGCCGTGGGTGTGGGGTGAGAATCCCCCGGACTCCACCGATCTGCGGATCACCACCGATCAGTCGGCAGTCCGGCGTTACACGCTGGAGCCCGACATCGCCCAGGAGGGCAACTGGACGCCCGTGGGTACGGCCAACTCCCACCCGTGGAGCTACTGGCTCGCCGCGAAGTGGGACCCGCTGACCGAGGTCCCCCCGGCGTAACTGGTGGCGCTACCCGCGATCGGCGCGCTGGGCACCAACGTTGAGACCACGGGCACGACCATCAACATCCCGCTCCCTGCCGGTGTGGTAGCAGACAAGGGCGTACTGGCGCTCCTCTTTCTCGACAGCACGGCGCAGACCCTGACGTGGCCGGGCGGCTGGGTGGAGGCTGAAAACAGCCCCGTCAACGTCAGCCCCACGAGCCACGGGCTGCACGTGGCCTGGCACAGGGCCGCCGGCAGCGAGTCCGGCAACGTCAGCCCCACCTGGGGCAGTTCGACGTTCGCCGCCGCTTTCACCGCCCGGGTTGACAGCATGGTGACCTCGGGGACTCCCTTCGATTCCCCAACTGGGTCGGCGCATTCCGCAGGCGCGAGCGTCACGGTTTCACCCACGGTGAGCACCACATCGCTGGGCGCGGACCGTCTGCTGATTCACGTTGCCACGAACTGGTCCGGCGGCACGTGGACCGCCGATACGTCGCCGGCGTTCACCAAGCAGCAGCAGTCCCTCGAGAACGTCATGGTGCTGTGCACCCGGGACCAGGCCGGCGCCGGTGGCTCCGGGAACGTCGAGGCGACCTGTACGGGTAGCGACAAGTCCACTGCCTGGCTCGGCGCCCTGATCGGCACGACCGGCGTCGCGGCTACGTCCCTGATCATTCCCCGCCGGCCACGGATCGGCGCCCTGCTCGACCTGTGAGGAGAACCCATGGCCGCCCAGCGCGGGGTCTATACCGTCGTCTTCGACCAGCAGACCATCGCCGCCGCATCCGGCGACTACGACCTGTTCGAGCTCGTGCCCGCCGACGACAAGCCGATCGAGATCGTCGCGATCTCCCTGGGCAACAAGTCCGAGGTCGGTGACGCGCAGGACGAGATGCTCGCCATCTCCATCGTCCGCGGCAACACCACGTCCAGCAACGGCACCGCCACCACGCCGCAGCCACTTGACCCATCCGATGGTGCGGCGTCCTTCACGGCGGAGACTGTCGGCTCAACGGTGGCCACCGCCGGTACCTCGGTGAACCTGATCGTCGACACTTTCAACGTGCGCGCGGGCTACCCGCTCGTGCTCCCGGAAGTGATGCGGCCGAAGGTGTCTCAGGCGAACACCGGCATGTACGTCCGGCTGACCGCCGCTGCCGCCGACGACCTGACCCTGTCCGGCACCCTCTGGGTTCGCGAGCTGTGATCTGATGCCGCTGTTCGCCGGCGATCCGGTCTACAGCGCCCTTCCCCGCCGCCGCTCCGTCCCGTCCGTCACCTCAAGCGGGCAGGTCACGCCCGAAGGCGGCGTCTCGGCTTTGGGCCTGGCCGGATCGGGGACCGCCGTCAAGGTGGCGGTCGAACGCGGCACAGGTGCGGTCGGGCTCGCCGCTCAGGGGACGGCGAAGAAGGTTGCTATCGTTGCCGGCGTCTGCTCGCTCGGCCTGGCGGGAACGGGCGCCGCCCGCAAGGTGGCTCCGGCAGCGGGGGCTGCAGTTCTCGGCCTTTCGGCCGCGGGAACCGAAAAGAAGGTCGCATCCACCGCCGGGCTCAGCGCGATGGGCCTGACGTCTACGGCAACACCACGCAAGACGGCGATCTCCAGGGGCGCCGCAACGCTAGGAATAGCCAGCTCGGGCATCGCCGGCAAGAAGACCGCCCAAGCCGGCGTGTCCGCACTCGGCCTGGGCGGGTCCTACTCCGCGTCGATCACGCGCGCCGTTGCTGGAATCTGCACGGTCGGGCTCACGGGAACAGGCTCCGGTCGGAAGGTCACACCGCAACTCGGATTAATCCCGCTCGGCTTGGCCGGCAGGGGCACAGCGAAGAAGCTGGTCCCGCAGGCGGGCCTCGTCGCCCTCGGCCTGATTGGCACCGGCCGAAACACCCGCAGGGCACTGGTCGGCGGGTATTGCGCCGTGCTGCTCGCCGCCGCGGCTGTCGAGCAGAAGTCGGCCCGACAGGGCGGGAACGTCGCGATCCTGCTGACGAGCCAGGGCACATCCGCGCCCGCTCTTCCCTGGCCGCCGAGCGCCGACCCTCCAACAGTGCGCGCCGTTTACACCGCGGGCGCTCCGGTCGTAGCCGCCCGCTACACCGCCGATCCGCCGACGGTCACAGACTGACGGCTCATCGGATCACCCGGAAGGCGGGGATTCCTTCCACTCAACCGAAGGGAATCCCATGTCCCGAGAACGTCTCGGCGCGCTTATCTCCATCGTCGTGGTCACCGTAGCGCTGGCCCTGGCCGCGATCGGCGCCTCATCGGCCACCGGCCCGGACCCGGCTCCGAGGACCCAGGCGCTATCCCGTTCCTGCACCACCGACGCCTCCGGCTACTGCACGGTCACCCACACGCTGGGTGTGGTGCCGGAGGCTGCGGTGGTGACGCCGATCATCTCGGCGGGGTGGCTGGACTACCACCTGTCGGTGGTCGCTGGTTCTCTCACCGCCACATCGGTGCGGGTGCGGGCGATGCGCACCGACACCTCCCCGCGGGCGAGTCTGCCGATTACGTTCAGCCTGGTGGTGTACGGCTCCGCGCCGGCACCGACGACCACGGTCCCGCCGACCACAACGACGGCAGTCCCCACCACCACCCCGCCGGTCACCACGACGACGGTCACGCCTCCGCCGCCGAGCGGGTTCCCCACTCCCGCCTCCACGGGTGTCCCGGACGGCACGGTGTTCACCCGGTCGGTGGGTTACTACGAGGCCCGCACAGCCGGGGAGACGTTCGACCGGGTGCATTTCACCTCCGCGGTACTGGTCACGGCGCCCGGCGTGGTGATCACCAACAGCCAGGTGGACGACACCGTCGTTGTGGAGGGCTCCGGTTCGCTCACCATCACCGACTCGACCATCGGGCCGGAGTTGTGCGGAACCCCGAACTGGTACGCGGCGGCGCTCAACGGCGCTAACTACACGGCCACGCGCGTGGAAGTCCGCGGCCACGAGGATGACTTCAACGCCGGCGGACCGGACATCACCATCCGCGACTCCTACGCCAAGAACTGCGGTTCGGCCGACGCCCACGCCGACGGGGTTCAGGACTACCCGCGGGCGGAACGCCTAGTGGTGGACCACAACACGTTCGACCTCCGCGGCGTGGATGGGCAGAACGCGGCGGTGTTCGTGCACGCCAACCCTGTGTCCACGGACGTAATCATCACCCGTAACTTGGCGATGGGTGGAGCATTCACCTACTACCTGTGGCCCGGCGATGGCACCTGGACCGTCACCGGAAATCGAGCGGTAGACCGCACGACCGGAACATACGGCCCGTACGAAACTGAAAGCCGGTGCTCAGAGGTCGACTCCTGGTCAGACAATGACGTGGTGACGATCGACGGCAACTATCAGATCACCGCCACGGTCCGCGATGACGTGGCGTGCGACGCTGGTTCACGCTGGTAGTGCCCCCGCCGCTCACCCCCCCACTGCGGCGGGTCTAGGCCTCCGACCTCCCCGGCTCCCCTGCTGCCGGGTCGAGGTCGGGGGCCTGCTTTGTCGTCTCTGGGATGAGTCGGCGCATGGGCTCGAGCACCAACCAGACGTAGCCCGCCGCGCCGCCGGTGACGGCGCACACGACGAGCCCGTAGAGGCCGCCGTAGAGCAGCGCGACACCGTCAACCAGCAGCAGGGCGACACCCACCCCGAACTGCTTCAGTCCTGGCCGTAGGCGCGGGCGAGATAGCACGCGTCACACTCCCTCAACTGCCGAAGCATCGGTTCACGACAGGTGGGGCAGCGGCGGAAGAAGATCCAGCCCAGCAACTTCCCTAGCATGGGTTGTTAGTCGCTGGATGCGGGTGGAATGTTGCAGGCCGCGATCATCACTCGACCCGTGAGCTGATCATCTGATCACATTGGTTGCAATACACCCCGACCGTCACGGTGCCGTCGGGGTTGCCTTCCGATGCTTCGTGGGTGCCGCCGTTGTGCTGGCAGTCGGCCATGTCAGTCCCCTTCGTTGCTGGTCAGCCATCCGGTCGGTTTGTTGTCGCACACCCGCTCATGCTCGCGTAGCGTGGCCATGTCGTTGGCTTGCCGCCTGCACCCCCACATGCACTGCCAGGGATGGATCGGCGGCGGCGCGGGACGCGGATGGGCCATCGGGTTACCTCGGTCCGCCCAGGTCGAGGCGGGCTGGGGACGCAGCCGAGTCGCGTTCCGTTGCGTCCCCAGCCCTTGCCCCCTGCTCCAGGTCGTAGGACAACGTCGCCATGACCACCGACAGCCGGTGCCGGTCCTCGGCGCCGAGCTTGCCGGCCAGCAGGTCCGCCGCCACCACTCCCAGCGAGTCCTGCAAGGTCAGCAGGGCCGCGAACAGCCGGTCGTCTCCCTCGACCCTCATGACGTCGCCCCGGTGGACGTGGGCGAAGGGGACAGGTCCACGTCCACCGAGATGTGGAGCCCGGCGAGCACGGAGTCCGGGGGTTCCACTGTGCCCGCC